CTAGATGTTCTATTACATTTATCAAATATACAGAAAGCTAACGATTCAAATAATGTAGATTTACCTGCTGCATTAGGCGCAAATATGCCATATAATCCTTTTAACTGTGAAAAGTCAATTACATTATTTTCACCATAACTAAACATATTAGAAAAGGTAAATCGTTTTGGTATCCAAACTGTGTTTTTATTGGTTTCTAATTTATGTAATAAGCTATTACATTTTCTATTAACATGTTTTACACCATCAATTATAATATCATCTGTATTTTTAGTTTGTTTTAAATAATCTGATAATAATTGGTTTTGAAATTCTATATCCCTAACATCCCCTATATTAACCTTGTTTATGTTAGATATACTATGCCCCCTATTCGTATTAATCTTTTGTATAGGGGTCTCTAAGACGTTGTACAGGGTTTTAATATCGGCTAATATAGTCTTAATATCAGCAGTATTAGTATTTTGAACTCGTAAACGTAATCTTAAGTTTTTTGGTAAATCATTAGGTAATATATATTTACCATCAACTATATCTAAAGTATAGAATCCATAATCATTTGGGATAACTACAAACTCTGATTTTTTGGTCTTAACGTCCCATACTAGAATCCCATGATTCAATGATTCTGAATAATTTTGTTGTATTGTGCTGCCCGGGTATGCTATAGTGTTTTCTTTATTAAGATACTGCGCAGGTACATGTATGTCACCTAATAATGTTAAATCATAACCATCAAACATATTTACTGGTACATGTATGTTTGACAGCTTATGTCCAGTGTCTGTAACTGATGTGTCTACTGCGCCGTGATGTAATGCTATTTTATAATCAGCTTCGAATTCATTTGCTTTTATAAAGTTAACAGGCCTATCAAATACAGACATAACTGTAAAATGTATATTAGCTATATGATATACGCCGCTTTCTTTTAGATAGATTAATTCTGTATGGTTGATTGCATTTACAATAGGATCTAATGCATCTAATCTATTTTTATTATTCAGATTACAATCATGATTTCCGGTAATTAGAATAGTAGTGCAGATATCTGCACAAGCCTTCAAAAACTTTTGTACCATTTGTACTAATTCTGGCGTCATATCAGTTTTAGCATGTACTATATCACCACCTAAGAATATTACGCTATTAGGCGTTTTATTCTTTTCTATATATGCATACAATCTATCAAATACTTGATTATATTCTTCATGTCTTTTTAAGTTTCGAATGTGTACGTCAGATATGTGAAAGATTTTATCTATTTCATTTAATTTACTTTGTACTTTTGTTATCATAAATCTAACTTATATTCTATTAACTTACTAAATGTTAACGGAGGAGTGTCTTTAATTATTTGTATCATTTTTTCAAATCCTATTTCAGCAGGATCTTTTTGTGCTAAATCAACAAAATATACATTTATTCCATTCGACATAAATTCTTCTGCATGCTCTATCGCTTGTTTTTGAGCATCCTTATCTAAACAAATGTATATTTCTTTAACCTTATTTTCTATTATCTTTTTTCTAAGATTTTCTGATATTGTCTTTCCAAATAATGGTATAGCATTTCTTCTTACAGCTATCGCATCAAAACTACCCTCAACTAATACAATAGGATAGTCCCAATTTATAAATAGCTCAAATCCTACTATATCTTTTGATACATCTGGATTTTTATGTTTAAATCCATCTGTTTTATAATATGATCTACCAACAAAATAGTTTAAGTTACCATTAGAATCATAACTAGGTACTATAATCATTTTAGAATACTTACCCCTTTCGCAATACCCGATATTATACTTTATCATTTCTGATAATGATGTATTTCTATAATTAGTAAGATAGTTTAAAGCATTCTTCTGTTCTATTGTTCCAGAGTTTCTCCATAATGGTATAAACTCATCCGGCAACCTTAGTATTGATGCCTTTACTACAGCATTATTATCTTTATAGTAATTAGGTAATTTTAGTAATGATAATAGTTCGGCAATTACCTCTCTAGGTTGCTGTAATCTTTTGAATAGATTTACTAATTTTTTACCTGAGGCATTACATGTCCAACAATGCCAATGATTTTCACCATCATCGGTAGAAGTAATCTGTATTTCTAATTTGCGTTTTTGATGATTACAAAACGGACAATGGTATGCATAGTTACCTTTATTTGTTGGTTTACCTTTACCTAAAATATTATCTAATAATTCTAACAATCTTTCCATCCCACAGTAATATAAAAAACTTTTTTCATTTATCCTAATATAACCATTCCTCAGGAATAGTTTTATCAGCATATTTGAATCCGTTCTTTATACACCAATCGGCATAAGTTGTTTTACTAGCTTTTGATAATTTAGCTTTCGAACTAGAGAATACAAATCGAATATCTAGTTCAGGGTTTTGTTCTTTAACTAACAATTGCTTCTTTCTATCGTCAGCTAAAAATCTACCTTTGGTTTCGATAATAATACCATTTGCTAAAACAAAGTCTGGAGTATATTTTGCCTTACGAGCCGGGACTACATAATCAATCTTCTTTTTTTCATATTCAAAGATTATATTTTTCTTTTGTAATTGGTCGGATATTTCTAATTCCAAACCTGAACGAAATCCGTATTTTTTTGCTACGAATTTTTGTGACATCTTTTTTCGTGCCATAACATTTTATTTTTAAATATCAAATCTAACTAGAAAATTTAAGTCTGCGTCTAATATTTTAGATATAGGACTTGCTAATTTTCCTGTTGCTACTAATGAGCCGCTATCATTATATAATCCAATTGTTGTGATATATGGTTTAAAATATGAACTTGTAACAAAACCTGCTACCTTTTGACTTCTATAATCTTCCAATATAGTAGGGTTTGATGTGAATGTAAATTCATCCTCTCTAATTCTGCATAGAACTTCTACCTCTTCTATTGGTTGTGTAGATTTATACCAAAGGTTAAACTTATTAAACGCTCCAGGTCCTCCTGGTTGCGAGCCAGATATTGTATTCCAACTTGCTATATTTTTTGATAAGTCTTTATATTTAGGTCTAGTATCTGATATATTTATTATTCCGTGATCATAAAACACATTTCCTATAACATTAGAATTAACTGCGTGTTGTGGTGCACTTAAAATGGTTATTTCTTCTTGTGTTAATGCTCGTCTAAAAAATTGAAACTCATCTATTGTACCGGCTAACCCATGTTTTAATGCTGGAGTTGTACTGCCTATCAATTGCGTATCCAAACTACCTATAAATAGGTCGCATTTATTATTAAAGTTAAATTCTACAGTATCTGGTTTTGAGTCTATTAAGGTACCGTCTATATATAGTTCTAAATTAGATCCGGTTTTTTGATATATAATATGATATGCGTTTCTAATTTGATTATCTCTGTATATAGACTGACTAACTCCTGTTTGTATAGATGCACTTAAAATAGTAGTATTTATTCCATCTGACCGTCTTGCCTCTAATGTAGTAGCCACATTCGTTGATATTGGTAGCATAGTTACATTTTGTGCAGCTATTCTAAGTTCAAATGGAAATTTATTAGTATTATATGGATAATCTGAATTAACCGTAACTACCGATGTTGCTGTTGCCCCTGGAGTTGCTACTACTCGCTCTCCTAATTTTCTTTTAGATACAATATAAGAATATGGGTCATCAGAACTAAATACACCTGGACCTGGACTGTCAATAAATGCCCATACAGATATACTAAAATCGTCGTCTTTTTCTGGTGACAATTGTGTTGATCCATTATTCTCTTTTATTCTTAAATATGAATCCCGGGCACCATCAAATTTTGCTGCTCTGCCAACAGACCCACTTATTCCTGTATAATAAACGTCTATTATGTCAGAATCTACTATTCTAAGATTTCTATATGATACCGAAAAATTACTAAATGGTATATCATATGTGCCAACCGGTGCAGTTAACCATTGTGTTGTGTATGTATTATTTATCGAATAATTACTTTGATTAAATCCTAAATATAATTTTCTAGATTCTAATGCAACTGAACTAGAATATTTAGTGTCTACTAGATTTCCTTGTTTATCATCAATAATATTTAATTGAATGCTACCTGTACCTGATACGTTTATACCATCTATATCTATAAACACAGATCCAGGCTTTACTTCTTCACCATAATATCGTTGTGGTATTGATATTACGGAACCTGATTCGTACAAGTTTTTAATTGCATATTCAGGGTCTGTGTTACCAAAAGAGTTATTTGTATATGGATTTGTGTAATACTGATGTCGTAATAAATAATATACTGCAGAATTATTAAGTTGTGGACTTATAAATCCATTACTAGTACTAGTATTAATGGGGTCTGTAGACCCTAATGATGCACTATACGGCACTATACCGCCAGGATATAAATTTATGTTAGGCTCAAAATATGAATATACCGATATATGGTCGTCTGTGGCATAACTGGCAGATAGAAAGTTTTGCTTTGTTAATTGCCACTGCTTATATGTTCTAAACGTTGTACGAGTAAAATCATATGGGGGTATAGCTTTAAAAACACCATAATTAGCCATATGTTATGTCAATTTTAATAGTCGATTCTTACCTTAACAAGTAATTCAGATTCTGCATTTTTCAATAACGGTCTAGAAACTTTTGCTACTGCTAATAACTCATTATTATTATTATATAATCCAACTGTAGTAACGAATGTTTGTGGGTCATTTATAAATGGTTGTAATATTTGGCCATTGGCGCCAGATATAAATGTTGGATTATTACTAAAGTTATAATCAGAATTTCCAACTCGTACAAAGTAATTACTAGAAATAGTTTTTTGATTATTTACTGCAGAAAAATCATAAGTAGAATTTATTGCTGCTGCACCGGATATTGATGTAAATAATTTGAATGCATTATCACCTGCTATACTTCCTGATACTGAATTAAATGCGACATATTGATTTAGTGCTAATCCATTAAATACCATTAGTCCTAATTGTGGATATACAAATCCGTAGTAATGATAATTTCCACCACCATCTGTATATGCTCCTCCTACTAATGACCCACTTATTATATTATATCGTTTTAATGAATTTGATATATCAACCCTTGTTGTTGTAACTTCGCTATCATCGATTAACGACACTACCGAGTTATCTCCTTTAACTTTTACGTTAGATCCTGTATGTACATTGTTAGCTACTGCGGATCCGCTTAATGTCGCTAAATAAAGTTCCCAACCACCTGGGTCTAGGCTATCTTTAATTCTAGCTCTATCTATTGTAAGTACATATATTTGATCTGAATCTTGTGTTGTACTACCACTATTAAATGTAAATATATTATCTCCAGGCTCTAATACAGTTACCTTCATTTGCGAATATATCGCTTTTGTTGGATCATCAACAGATGATTGTGATTGATTGCTACCACTACCAAAACGATTACCATATGCTACCGAAAATTGTTGTTCAGAACCTGAGGCTGCTGGACTTGCGTTCCATACTTGATAAAAATATTTCTTCTGTGTATCTGTCTGTGCAGATGATGTGAAGAATGTACTTAAATCGGGAGTATTATTTGACCATATACCGTTAGATATTACTCTTATAATATTAGATCGTATGTCGTTTGACTGAAATGTTGAAAATATGCTCATATGTTTTTATTTTATATTGTTGATGCTTGTATTGTCAAATTAATAGTTACTAAACCACCGGTTTCATTACCAATTAAAGTTAATATAGCAGTTTTATCTCCTTCAGCGGCTGATGGTTGGCGTTTAGGACTAATTCCAAATGATAGCCCAACTACAGATACGCTTCTATTTGTTTGTATATCGCCTATAAATTGCGGTACAGTAGCTGTGTTTGATACTGGTGTATTAATTGCTAAATTAAAGAACTCACCATCTGATAATATTGCTGTATACCCTGCTGTAGCGTTTAACGAACCTAAATTAGTACCTGTTGACCCACCTGCGGTTGTTCTAGGCTGTATAATATCCACTTGGCCTGTGGCTGTAGAATATACATATGATGAATTTGTAACTTGAATTACTGGTATATACTGACTTGTTATAGGTAATGTAATTAATTTATATTTCATTACTTGCGTTTCATCGCTCGTAGCTTCTAATAATGGCATATTTTGTATTACTGTGCCATAGTAATCGCTACCATTTGGATGATCTGGATTCCACAATGTATAATCTACCTCATCGTCAGATAATGCAAATTTTGTAATGTTAAAATCTTGTGAACCTGCTGACAATAACTCTCTTCCTTTTTTAGTTAAAATCGCATCTACGGTTACTGTGGTGTTATCTAAGAATCCCATATTATTTCTATTTTATTAATAAATATATTTTTTTCTGATTTTATTATCTAATTTCTAAATTTCCGGTTGTCCCTAAAGGTTGTGTAAATATCTGTGTACTATTTGCTTGTATTACTGACACTACCGGACCACCATCTACAGTGTCTAAACTTGGTATATTAATGCCTGCACTAACCAATTTAGTTCCCGTAATAAATCCGTCCGACAATGATGTGTTGGTTGTTGTATCCATTACAACACCGGTAACTATATTTGTTGATGTTGTAGGTAATATATATTGGCCACCAATAACTGTCTGTGTACCTATAGGAGAGGCAACTGGGGTAGGTGCTGTACCTTGTGCATTATCGGCTACAGTTCCTGTCATTAGCTGTGCCGCAAATATGTTAGCGCCACCTGCAGGTAATGGGTTATTTATTGCAGACAAGGTTGTTCCTGTTTCGGCATATGTACTACGACCTGCAGTTGGTTTAAATACTGATGCTTCTTCAAGAACTATATTTCTTACTATTCTAGCTTTACTTCTTTCTAATAAGTTTGGTTCTACTAATATACCAGATATCAGATTAGCTCTTGCAGGTACAAACTTTTTAATCTGTCTGAATATTGATAAATCGTATATTTGTAGTGCTCTAAAATATGCTTCAAAGTCATTTTTATTATTATACTTTTTCCAATATTCTGAAGATAAGTCTACTAACGTTTTATAATTATACTCATACGCATATCTAGGGTCACCTATATAATCATCTAAAGATATATACCCCATATGGTTTACGATATCTTCATTAATTCCTGCCTGTGGAGAAAAGAATATACCTAATTTATTTGAATCATTAGAATTTTTATCTAATGATGATATAGTCACTCTCTTATCTGTTTGTAGTGCTGTACCATTTAACGATTGTGATTGTATTCTAATCTTTTCGCTTGATATTACTTTTGAAGTTAAATCTGCATAAAGTGTGTAATATGCATCCTCTACTCCTTCAAAAGGTACACTATTTACGCCCACTCTATTAACGAATATTGCAGATGAGCCGGTGTTTATATTTTGATTAGGGTGATGTGATAACTGTTGTTGGTATCCAAATGTACCATTTACCACCAAATCTTTTCTTGATAATGATGTTCTAAATACTAAATCGTAATACGCAGAAAAATGTTCATTACCATTATATGAATTGGGTGATAAAGTATGATTGCTAATAGCATAATCACTCAACGTACCATACCAATATCTTAATTCTTGATAAAATCCATTAAACTTATTAGAATAATTACCGGATATAGCAGTATTCAATCCACCTTGCCCAAATGCAATATAACTACCAGAAGTCCAGTTTGCATTATATGAGCCGCTTGTTGATACTGTGCTTAAATCTATCGCTGCGCTACCTGATTGTACTATCTTTCCGTAATACCCTCTTTGGTATTTTAATGTATAAGATTGATTGTTAGACGATGTCACATCTGTAGATATGCCTCGTTGTACTGCAGCAGTTATCCAATCATTATTAAATAAATATACATCCTCAATAGACGCGGATAGAAACCCATTACTACCTGACATATATAATGTCAATGTTCCTTGTTTATCTGTTGTACGTTTTAATGTAACTTCAAAGAATGGATTAGCTACTGCTAATGATGCACTTGCATATGCCCATATTACATTTGTTTGATTCCATTGTGTTTGTATCTGTGACCAAGTTTCTCCTGTGAACTGATAATTAACTGAATTCAATCTTAATAATGAATATTCTTGATTATATGCATATGTAAAATTGTCGTCAGTTCTAAATCTAAACTCTATAGCATCCGGGTATTGTGTCGATTGTGTATCAGTACTTCTATTAACTATCGTGCTTGATCTTGGTGAATTTATAGTCGATGATGTTCCTGTTTGTATACCTAATGTAGGTATTGTAGTAGTTGTCGGTCCTGTACTTGTTCCGGTTGATGTTGGAGGTAGTACTAAACTACTAGTTTGATATCCGGCCGGGAGGTCTTTTGTAACTTTTGTGAATGCTTGCCATGGTGTTATGACATAATTTGAATCATCACCTGTAGCTTTATGTGCATATGTAAATATATCATGCACCCAATAAGGAAATAAATCGTTTTCATCAGAAGCGACACCACCATATTCTCGTATATTCAATATACTAGTAGGAATTCCATAACAAGATAATAATGCTTTAATACTTCTTGCAGTTCCCTTTGTCTTATAAAGATATGGTAAGTTATTAATTACTCTTCTCCATACTTCTTTTGTGCCTTGCTCATATGATAATGATTGAATACTACCTGTTTGTATATAACTACCGCTTGTATCAACACCTAATGAATATTTCCAAAGTTCTTGTATGTTTCTACCATTATATACATCTAATCCTAATGATTTAGCTATTCCATATATTAAATCATTAGATACACCATCTCTAGGATTTTCTAATCTAGTATTGATTTTAGTCATATCATTAATGTATGACCAAATAATATCATAGTAATGACCAATCATATCTACAAATAAGATATAATCAGCATTAAATTGGTCATCTTGTAAATGTACAGGAATAGTCTTTCTTAAGCTATGTAAATTATATGAGTCATATGTCTGTGCCTGTTGTAATAAATCACTAAAATATGTTTCAGCTATTGAACTAGTTGTCGATACTTGATTTTCGTATGATATATACGAGTTGGCTACATTTTGTTTAGGCCATGGTAGAATTGATCCTGTCTCAAATGTATATAATTGATATGTGTCATTTGTTTGATAGAATAAATATTTTTCAAAATCATCAAATCCTGAAATAATTTTATTTCTATTACTTTCAGACTCCAATACATTTATATCTAGAAGTGAACCTGTAGAACTATTTAGTACATTAATTCTATTAGTATAATATTCTATTAATTCTAGTTTATACTTAAAATTAGATACTCGTTCTTCAGCAGAACTAAAATGTATAAAGTTTTTAAAGTCTGTATAATCTATATTTAATACTATCCCATCTATACTAGAACTAAAATACTTATTTATTATCTGTTGATTTGTTGCAACATTTGCCGATAATAAATCATTCCAAGATTGTAATGATGTTGCTATACTTTGCGCCTCTTCTATATCAATATCAAAATTAGGACCACGTAGATTGTTACCTAGCTGTTGAACTATTAGATTGATTAATAAGATTTTATCTATTAATGGTTCTATAAGTTCGGTAGCTATCCATAATCTATCATATTCTTGAAATTGTAAATCTAATGGTTGTGACAATTTTACAATAATAGCATATGGGTCTTCTTTAGCTATATTGATTATTTTAGCTAAATTATTGTTACCAAAATTTAATACTAATTTATCATTATATACATTAAACGGTTGTAATGAATATCCTGCCTTAGCGAATGTTGATGGTGGTGCCGGTAACGGGGGTAACCCAGGAAAAGATGGTAGTGCCGTTCGTATCGTGTTAAAGTATGTTTGTCCTACATATATCGGTGTACCATTCGAATCCTTTCTCCAAAATTCTTTTGTTAGTATACTATCATATATACTTTTTATCTGTTGTACAGTTACTGTAGATGCAAATGTATTTATATATTCTTTAATTTCGAATTCAAATCTTTGTATAGTATCAGGTGTTATTTCAATATCAGCTGACTTAAACCATAATGCGGTTATTGCTGCTTTTGATGCAAATGCATCTAAATACTGTTGTGATGGTGCAACAGTTAACCCAGTAGCAATCGTCCCGCCGATGGTTATAGTGTTGCTATTTGCCGCGCCATTTGTGTACCAATTAGTATCGTTATTTATGCCTAATATATATTGATCGAACGCACTGGATGTTGTATTTGTATAGACTGCCAATGGCGTAGCTAATGATGATGTATATGATGCAAACGATACTGCGTTATTGTCGAAATAAAAGTTTTGTTGATAATGTTCATATCTTCTAACTGAATCATCTATACAATACAGAAAGTTACTATTCCAACTATCTATAAAGTTAGTATACTCTGTTTGAAATTGTGTACTATCGTCATTAACAGGATATAATCGTAATTCTCTTCTAGTTGTTGATATTTCTTTTATGTAAAACGATGATGTATTATAATTTCCTACTTCAGGTTTATACAAATTTGTACCTAATAGATATTGCCCTCGAAGCAGGCCTAATTCTTCCAATATACTGTTTACATCTACATTCAACCTTAGATTAGGCGCTGCTACATTACTACTATACCCCCAATAGTTAGTATTGGCGTAACTAGTTCCAGTTAAATAATTACCGACTAAATCGTATGCGTGTAATTCTAAATTTATTGATGAGTTCGGTAATGTAAGTATATCATAATATGATGATGGTATTAGATCTATTATTCTATCATCATAGTACTTACCAGTATCTGGTAAATTCTGTACTTGTATTAAACTATCGCTGTTTATGAAGGAAAATGACATTACCGTTATTTAGATATAAATATCCCAACATCAATTTTAATATCGGGCTGAACCCTTGGATCTGTTAAATAGTTTTTTATTCTTTCTCTATATCTATCTAGAGCAGCTGTTGTTGGTGCTAAATTTACTCCTTTGAACCATGCTAATACATGCTCTCTATTTAAAGTATCATATGGTGGTGGTAATATTATTATTCCTGCAGTAGGAACTACGGTATAATACACATCATATATCTCAAAAAGTTCCGGTCGATATCTACCATAATATTCAATAAAATTAGAATCACCATTTTGTTCTGATGATTTTATTTGGAATGCTCTGTCATTAATAAACTCGGTATCTACTATGTTAAGTGATGCAGTAGCTCTTGATTCTTGAGCATAATAGTCCCATTTAAAATAATTGCCTGTAGCTAATGTGTTATCCCATATAGATTTTTTTGCATTAAATTTTGCATATTCTCGTAATTCATCCGCAAATTCGTATGCGTTAGCATCGGTTGTTTCGACATTTAGCCCTTTAAACCATCCAAATGAATAATCCCTATTATCTATAATAGCTTGATTTAATTGTCGTATTATTGTTGCTGCCTTTGATCCTGACTGCGTTAGTTTTGGCTGTCCTGTTGAATCTAAAGCAAAAAATTTAAGTTGTGACATAGATTTATCTTATATTAACGAAATATCCGGTTGCTCCTACTGGTGCTATTGTATCACCATTACTATCTTTTAATGGTGTATTTTCTAATCTACCTATAGTTTCATATAACGCTACTAGATCAGCCTGTGTTGCTGTATTATTCAGTACACGCCAAGAAGTATTCCCTATGATAGCATTAATTGTAGCAACATTATCGATATTCATCATTTGTGGTATAGTTAGCCAATATACTATCTTTTTACAATGATGTCTAAATTCGCTCATTGATGTGACAAATGGTCGATTTGAAATTGGATTGATATATGTATAATATGGCCATGGTATATCCCCCCA